TCACCCAGCTATTTGCCATACTATAAACATCATATAAGTGCCTTGCATATCTTCTAGGAATCTTCCATTGTCCTTTGGCTGCTCATATATTTGCACTTTGTTTTTCTTACTTTTTGCCATACATGTATCCTTTCGAAATCATAAATTGCTCTTGACAATCCCCAGTTATCCCATTAACATATGAATCAAGAAATGGGTTTTTTACTGAGTAAGGTCTTCGGACTGGAAAAGGTCGCTCGTTTCTTTTTTTATGTTCATAATGTCGTATAAGTATTTCTTACCATCCTTATCATGTCTTAAAATCATTGCCACATGAAAAACATTGTATCTTTCAACTTCCCCATCACCTGCAAATACCGGTAATGCAAATCGCGATTCGTATTTATACCAGCCGTACTTTGCATCCTTTTTATGCTTAGCCTTTGAATTATCTGTATGTTCCATGTTAGTAGCTATGATTATAAGCTCAGGCAATCCTTGAGCTGCATTGGCTTTTGCTTTTTCATTAGCGCCTTTTAGAATATGTGTATATTCCGAATGAGCATACTCATCAGGTAAATCTGTACCTATATACACTACCTCATTTGTCTCCGCAATCGTGTAGAACTCGCCCACATACTGTCTAAGGTATTCTTCAACATCAATCCATTTTATTCCACGTTTTCCACGAAAAATGATGTCATTAATCATTACAACATTATGCCCTAGTGCATCCTTGATAACTGAAACATTTCTTGAATTACTATCTTTTTCCAACTTTAACATTACTCTCTTTCTTTTCTTCTTTACCGATACCGTTCATTTGCTTAATCCCATCATAATAAGCCTTATATCTGTATGCTGTACGACGGCTGATTGCTCCCTGATCTACAATCTCCATAATAGTAAGGCCGTTCTCATATAGCTCCACAAAATCGTTATATGACTTCATCCAGTGCTCGTCATGCTTCTGTCTACCGGCAAATTTTTTGCTCTTATAGAATTCAAGTTCTTCCCTAAGTTTTTCGTTCTCTTCCTCAAGTTCTGTTATTCTTTTCAAAGCATCTTCAAGTGTCATAGCCATAACATTCTCCTTTGTGCCAATGTTCTTATGGCACAATTATAATATCGCGTGATTGTAGTGTCAATTTACACTTGGCACCTATGCGGCACTCTCTTTATTTAACAGCCTTGAGCCATGGAGTATTCCTGACTTTTTGGAATATAACTCCATCAGTTTATATTGACTCATTCTTGGCACGAATTCTATTAGACAAGAGACATTAGCAACTGTTACAACATAATCCACTGGCGTTCCTCCTTTCTTAGATTTGGAATAAAACAAAAAAGACGCCTAACCCACAGGAAATGCTGTAAGTTAAGCGTCTTCCGACGATTCTTATTTTGTTTATATCGGACATATTCAAGTAGTGCACTACTGTCACGACGTAGGCGTTTGATTTACACCTACTGTCACGAGTTCGACAGCTACAACTACCCGAATATACTTTTTCATGTGCTTTCCACGCTCAGAATAATCAGTCTTATCAAACGTGAAATGCTCGAAAAAGTGCGTAAATTCAAGGTTTTCTATTAGTTCACTCTTGTGAGCAACACTACAGTCTCAACATGCGTAATCATCTATGTTTGCATGTACATATACGGACTAATACTGTATCCCCCGTTGAGAAACATAGAAATTATGGGTGTTAAAAATACTAGGTAAATACATTTTTCTGATATTTACCGTATTTGCTACATTACCCTTAGTACATACGGATGTATTCGCACCCCAAGTATGTGCTAAAGCCAGAATCTGTCGGCGTTTGCATTAAGATTTTATGCAGTGCGTAGGGATTTATGCTCCCCTATAATGCAATAAGAAGCGGCTGTTGCATTTACAACAACCACTACCTTTGAACCATTTCCATTTTGGAAATAGTTGCTCATATAGTCCGATAGCTTTACTGCAATTGTGCAAGCAGCCTTGCACATTTTTCGTCAGATAAATTGTATAGTTTATCTGACGAGTTATGTCACGATTATTGTATAGTTATCGTGACGTAATGCTTTAAAGCGCAATCTTTATTGTCTTCCTATCAGGATTCTTGGCTACTACTCTGTCCTTATCACCATCCGACCAGAACCGATCCATGATATAGCAGTCGTGGCAGCAATACTTCCGGCCCTTCTTCCCATATGATGAAAAGAAGCGGCCACAATAGGCGCAGACTTGATTGTAATAAGCGCCAGCAGATTTATTACCTGCCTCAGGATGCTCTTTCCACCATCTTCTCCTGCACTCATCCGAGCAAAAGAGCTTTTTCCCGGAATGAGGCTTTCTTACAAGATGCTTTCCACAATACTTGCAGTCATCAGGAGTATTGCGTTGTTCCCTATATTGCATCTTTACCTGCTCTGCATATCCGCCCAGGCCATGTGTCTTACAATAGTACCTAACATTCTCACGAGAAGTTCCAACAACTATGGCTATGGACTTATATCCAAGTCCCTTATGCCGTAGTTCTGTAATCTGACGTGCCATTTCTGCATTCATGCGATACCTCCTTATTAGAACGTATAGTATTTGTCCGCCGCAGCGGTATACCATACATCACTTATAAGGAAGAAATAGTCAAGGAGTATTAATCCCACTGCATTAAGTTAGCCACTTCATTTTCTGTACCACATTTAGGGCACGGTAGCATACTTGGAGTAATGTCAGAATTATTCCTCATAACATTCCCACACTTGCTGCATATATGACTGTATTCCCTTATCAAATGATAGTTCTCTTCCAAATCAAAATGCATTACACAAGGCTCGTATCCAAGGTCTTCAACAGTTTTTTCACCATACGACCGTCTCTTTAAATGTTCAAGATCATTAGGTGCATACAATGATAGATTTGCAGCCACCTTCCAGTTACCGCAATTATCACATATGTACAGTTCACGTTCTGCATCCACAGCGGCATAAGGGGTTTCTCTGAAAAGCCTCTGCATTTCTTCACCATACTTACCATTATCTATACTTTCCAGCGTTTCTCTATACACCTTTGGAAAGAGAAATCCTATTCCCAATTGAACCGAGTATCTTTTCTTGCAGTTCTTACATTTAAATAAATATCCATTCCCCATAGCAAAACCTCATTGTTTCCTGTGAGCCTCAACAAACCTGTATATCTTCCCCAGCAAATATTCGTCCCCACAACTAGTGTCCCCTTCAAGAATCTCCTTGTGGTAGCTGTTGTAATATAACGTAAGCTTATAGCTACAGTCATCTATAGGAGTGCTGCTTTCATCAGCGTTTCTGATAAACTTATACACTTCCTTAAAAAACGCTGTCATTTCTTTTCTATCCACAGGAGTTTTTACAACATCATGCTTCTTTCTGCTTTTGTACTCCGTATAATATGTTGTAATTCCTTCTTCGCTAAGCTCGGTAACAGTGGTATCACCAGGCTGAAACAATTCAACGTTGTACATCTGCTCGGTTAACCTTATGGTATGAATATCATTTATGGTTTGTCTCATTGTATAAACCTCCCAATTAGCCTATACATACTTTTCCTGATCGTCGATGTCCTGCTCAATCTCTTGAAGTTCCATTATTTTACAGTCATAGCTTTTCTTTAGTTCCATCCAGTATTCAAGCGTTTTTTCATTTGATTGTAGTTCCTTTTCCTTTAAGAAATCATCTATCATTTCCATGTCTTCTTGCAGCTGGCCAAGTTCATTTCTTAATGAAATAATCCTATCTTCAATATTATCATTTTTCATTATTCTTCGCTCTTATACATATTGTTGTCGTCATTGTCCTGCTTTAATAATTCTAGATTAAGCTCAGCATCTTTTTCATTTGGTACATCACTTGTAAGGAATGGATAGTTAACTACTCTGCCAGGTCAATCTCCCTATTAAAGTAAAACTTACTGCATCCAATTCCATGCCTTGAGCAGTACCCTTGAATCCATTTTGCTTCATCCGAAGTACAATCATTATTAAATCTGTGGTAAGCCTGTGTTAGTTCTCCATCATATATTTCAAGCGTAATGAATGGAGCGTTAACATCATCATTCTTTCTCATGAACATGATTGTTGTAGCATTTGTTACAAAAGCATCAACATACCCCAACAAACAATTTCTCATATACGCTGCTTCTCTGCAAAAATCATTTATGGTCTGCGGATATCTGACTACATATCCATTATTCCGTTCCTGCCAATCATATGCTCTTTTCCTGTTAGAAACCCTAACACGCCTGTCAAAAGTCTCCCGGCCATCAAGCAAGTAAAACTTTATCTCACATATCTCATCATCATCCTCACCTGCTCTAAGCGAGTTACCATATATAGAATCTATCTTTGCTAGATCTGATAGTGCCTCTACACCTTTTACTTTACATAGGAAATCCCTAAATTGTCTTGGATGCCACATATATGATAATTCAGCTCTACGCGCCAGGTAAATCCTGCCTATTTCTTTAGTTGTAAGGTTTCTATCATACAGATGCTTTATATACTCACACTGTGCATCATTAAGAGGCTGAGAATAAACCTATCCATAAGTTCTCCCAAGCGCCTTTAGCAATTTCCTATACTCCTCATGGCAGAGCATCATTCCACCCGCCTCACAGTTCAATGCTCTGAGAAGTTTCATCGGCACATCACCATACACTTCCGAAGGACTTGAAGCCAATAAATCTAGATCATCGATATCCGAAGAATGCTTTGCCAACATATCCAGGCCACATTTGTATAGTAGTTCCTTTACCGTATTTTTCCTCATGCAATGATAGATATGATCAAGAAGCCTTATAGAATCCGTGTAGTATCTCTTCAGTCTCCACTCTGGATGTAGCTCGTTATAGTAATCGAATATCTCATCAAAGAAGCCATACTTATATGTACAGTCAGAATTATCTATACATAGTTCAGCAAAAAGCTGCTCTTGTTCAGCATTCCAAACATAGTTCTCTCTAAAGACAAATCTCACCATGTAGCCTACGCCTGGCTCTCCCTTATATTTGTAATTTACATACACGGTATCAATATATGGCCTAATCCTCAGAAAAAGAAGTCTTTCATGCTGTTCCTCTGTAATAGACATTTTCTTAGTAACAAGCCTCATTACCTCTTCTTCATCCAGTTCAGGTGGTTCCCAATTATTCTGGCCAATCTTTAATTCCAACATGTCATTACTCCGTTAGTTCTCCATAATAACCAGACAGTTTTTCAAGAGCGAATTCGTGATACATATTCTTAAGCATCAGTCATTTCAAATACCTCATGATATTTCTTTAATAAACTGCTCAAAATCAGCCATAATACCAAGAAATTCCTCCGGAAGTCTGCTCATGCATTCCTTTTTCATATCTTCAGGCACACCATAAAATGCTTCTCCTACAGCCCCTGCAATGCAAGTCAACGTGTCACAATCTCCCCCAAGAGAAACTGCATTGCGAATAACGTCCTCAAAATCTACGCCTTCAAAAAATGCGGTTAAAGCCTCCGGTACAGTCTCCTGACAACTCTCCACATGATGGTAAGTTGGTCTGATTTCATCTAATGTACGAGAAAAGTTATATCCATAGCATTCTTCTATATATTTTCTTATTTCATCCTTACCCATTCCCGTTCTAGCCAGATATATAGCTGATGCTACTGATTCAGCCCCTTTAATTCCTTCTGGATGATCGTGCGACACTTCTGCTGACCATCTTGCTACTTCAGTGGTCCTCTCTAAAGAATTGAAAGCCCATCCAACAGCGGAGACTCTCATTGCAGCACCATTTCCATAACTACCATAAGGTTGTGGATCAGGATTACGCAGCCACTTTGCAAACATCCCACCATATTCTCCGGTTGCATATCTGTTGCCTATATCCTGCATACATCCAACAAATGCTGCTTTCATGGATAATTCATCAGCACATGCACCAGCTTTCATTATTCCCTTAGCAACAGCAAGAGTCATCGCTGTATCATCTGTGTACCTTACCCTTTTTCTTGGATCAAAAAGTATAAAATCCTTTATTTTTTCACCCTGATCAAACTCATACGGTGCACCTACCATATCGCCTATAATTGCTCCATACATACAATTGCCCTCCAAAACTAAAAACATCACTTCTTGATACAAATAAAATATCAGAAGTGATGTTCATTTTTTTGCACACGCACCAGATTACAAATTTATCTGCGCTTTTTCTTTCCTCCTCCCATTACTCCCAGCACCATAGCAATTAAAATAATTGCCACAAGTGCAACTCCTAAAGGTAGGATCATCTGCGCGATTATTGCTAACCATATATCAGAACTAGCAGCATGCTGCGATTCTGCGTGAGATTTGCACATTATAAAAGCAATAACATATGAAACCAGAGATAGTATTAACCATATAATAAACCATGTCGTCGGTTCCGGATTTGGCCACGTCAACAGCATACAAAGCACAAAGAATGCCTGCAAAGCAAAGGCAGACCAAATAATAGCTGGTTCCTGGTATTTACTTTCATAATTTGCATTGATCACATATCCTGCCACGCAAGATATTATTGTGACTGCAATTATCACAACACCCGACATATCCTTCCCTCATAGAAATTTTTTGTTTCCCATTTTATTCTTCAGTAATTTCAGCAACATCCACTTCGATGTTACAATACTCTTTTATTATTCTCCTAAGCTTTTCTATATCAGAAGCACCCCAAAATCTAGCAATGAAAGCCTTTGTACCATCTGCCAGGGTTATTGCATATTGGTCGTCAACATATTCATCATACGTTACTGCCTCAAAATTCTTATCGTCACGTTTCATATAACTGAAAAATGAATCTACAAACTGTTCCAAGCTGCACAATCTGTACACCCCATCGTTACCTTTTTTGTATCCTTCATTATACTTAGGATTACTGGGCAATGTTTTTACTTCGCTCTGTAAATAAACCATTTCATGTAACCAACTCGACTTTATATTTTTAATAAGATATTCTCTGAATGAGATTACGTTCTGCATATTCCATGACTGTTCTATAAATAAATCTCTTAATATGCTATATCCAAGCATTCCAATGCTATTTTTCCCATGACTCTTGAACTCTTCACCCTTATATACGTACTTTCTGCGAACGCTTTGCTTGGATTCCGTTTGAGCAGCACCTTCATTTGAAGATGTAATCTTAGTATCTTCTAAAATCTGTGCAAATACAGCAAACTCCTTGCTTTCAATGCTTCCATCATTATTCTTGTCAACTAATCCATATAGAATAGTCATAAATGCCTTTGCGCCAGCTATTTCTTCTACTTGCATTCCTATCTCTTCATATAAATCATCGCTTTCTTTGAATCTCATCAACAATTCCGGGCTAACACCGTTAGAAACCATATACTGATGGATTACTTCATACTTAGACTGTAAGCACAGCATAGCAAAAAGAAGTCCCTTTGACCCCTTCGCACTTCTTGCTTCAACTATATTACTGATCAAGAAGTAAGAATTAAGTAGTCTTTTTATACTTCTTGGATTGTAGCCCACAGAATAGTTAATTAGCTTTGCAAATTCTTTTAAAGTTGCACTATCAATTTTATCCTCTTGCTGTCCTCCACCGATTCTAAAGCATTCAGCCAAATATGATTCAATATCCGATTGCTGTGCTGCAGGAAGTCTAAAAGGAACCTGTATTATCTTATCAAAGAAGTTCCTACACTTCTCATCACTCATCTGGTCGCCATACTTACTCTTAAGTCCCATATATATAACCGAGGCATCAATGGCAAGGACAAATACACACTTATCACATTCAAGTATTATTTTTAATACCTCAAGTAAACTAAGCGCTATCTCTGGCTCCAATCTATCTAAATCATCAACAAAAATAACCAGTCTTTCTTTTGAAATACCTTGGCTATTTTTCTCTTCAGAAAGAGCATTATCAACATACTTACTAAAATTCTCTTTTAGAACTTTAAGCGCGGCTATACTCGCCTTCTTATCTGTTCCAGAAAGAATATCAAGAAGTGCATCAAATGCATCGGCTGCATTGCCTAGTCCGGTTGTTGCCTCAATAACTGGCCTTGCCAAAACATCTTTTATTCTTCTAACCGCTCCCCAAGCTTGTTCCTTTCTATATTCCTGCTGATTGTTTTCATTTATATTTGAGTCTTGTCCTTTACGTAAACAGGAGTTTATTTCTCTAATAAAATTGATTGGAAGATCTTTTCCTAATTCAAACTGAGAATATTGCCAAGTATTAAACCATACTTTTTTTACACTTTCATCATCTAGTTTTTCATTAAGCATCTTCATAAATGACGTTTTACCAGACCCCCAGTCACCTTGAATTGCAATCGTCATAGGAGTCTTGCACTCTGAAATAAACTTAGCAAGTCCGAGAACATATGGTGCTCTTTTTAATGAATCCGCCTCAAAACTTGTAACTTCTTCGTCATTTAGTCCAACTATGCCTATGGTCTTTTCCATATTAAGCCTCCTATACACTCAAAATAAAAATTATCAGTCACTATACCTTTTTTGCATATCCTGAATATCTGAAATAATCCTATTTCTCAAAGTTTCTGGCTCAAGTATCTCTACGCTCGGACCATATTGTAATGCCCAATATCGCATTGCATTCTCGTTGCAGCTCACTCTGAGCACCAGTCTATCGACATCCTCCTCAACAATCTTAACATCTGTCCCAAACCAATCTGTGATATCAGAGAATACTTCCGGTGTTGTTTCCATCTTTACATTAACAGCGGGGCCGCTGAACATATACACATGCTCAGCCATATGCTTTGGAAGATTAAGCCCATGCTCTAGTCCTTCCACCTGCTTCATTGGCTTAACTTTGGTATCCAATTCCTTAACTTCAGTCATTTTATCGATTCTAAAATGGGAAACATTGTCATACCTATCATAGTTTCCAATCAAATAGAATCTGCCATTACAAGCCACAATCTGATATGGATTAACAATATAATGCATATTCCAGCGTGGATGCAGCTTAAAGTCCGTTCCCACATCGTTGTACATAAAGCTTACCTGATGCTTTGCAGCAATAGCATCATTAAGCGTATCCAAACCATACATAGCCTGTTTGTTAATAGTTCTGTTTAGCTCAGGCAGGTTGCTTACATGTGATACCTTCGCATTAAAATAATTACTGGCAAGTCCTTGGAGTTTGGCAATAAGATCCTTTGCTTGTTTCGTAGAAATAGACTTTGAAAAAAGCACACTATCAATAAGGATACGGAGTTCTGCATCATCAAATTCTCTATCAAGAAGCCTGTATCCATCTTCCATGTCAATTTCATAGCCAAGTTCCTTAAGAGATAGAACATTTGCTTTTACAGATCTCCTGTCACATGGCATATCATAATTCTTTTTCAATAGCTTTATAATTTCTTGCTGTGTCAAAGAATGATTCTCATCAGTGCACTGCCTAAGAATCTCAAGGATAAGCATATTGAGCATCTTCTTGTTTCCGGTAGCGTACATATCATTTACCTGCTTTCTCTATAAGAGCCTGTTGATAAATGTTGGTAACTGCATAATAATTTGCAAGATCCGGATAATGGTTTGCTGGGTGATAGTAATCTATGACAAGTCTCTCCCTGCCACATAAGTCCATATAATATGCCCAGTTATTAGAATTCTTTTTATAATCAACCTTAAAAACCTTGTCCATCAATATTCCAAAGGTGTATCCACATACAATAATATCCGCATCTATAAGTTCAAATTCCTTTATTATTTCTTCTCTGTCAGCCTCAGCATATGATGCTATCTCTTCATATACAGATTCACTATTTCCCCCACTCTTTTTGAGGTTCAGTACTGCTATTTGAGAAAAACACTCCTTATACACTTCTTCCGAAGGATCATGGTCATACTTAAAAATCTCTTTTGCTGTTGTGTGTTGCAATCCATTTGTCCAACGCGCAATCCTATTCCAAATTTGAATATCTGGTGCCCCTGATAGCCACGAAGCGAGATTAAAACCATCCAAATCATCCGTATATGCTTCTTTTAAAACATATAAGATTTTTTTATGTGCATCGTCATCCCAAACAGCAAAATCGACTATCCCATCTGGAATGAACCTATTTCTGCTATGGTCAATATTTACTTCATGCTGCTTTCCCTTAATAACGTAGTTCCTAACTTCGGGAGCTTTATTTTTCCATAACTCGAATAATTTTTCTAATGATGCGCAGTTCCTTACTTCATCCACATATCCCATATACAAATCCCTTTACTCTTTAACAATTGAAGCAATCTACTCGTTTGGATGACAATGTATCTATCATTTTAATATCCATTTACCTTCAGCTGTCCTTTTAAATGCATCGCTATATTTCCCTACGTCAATAAATAAATCAAGCACACCCTCTGGTGTACCTTTGAAACCCGTCATTTTCTCAAAGACAAATGACATGTAATCGCGCCACGTTACTATATCTGTCGGTTTATATGTAAAATCATTAGCAAAATTAAGAAGCACAAGTTTTATATCATCAAAAGCCTTTATATCCTGCCTTTTTATCATATCTTTTATCATATGATAAAAAGTTAGCCTATTCGCAAGTTGATAATACTCTTCCATCCATAAGCCAAAATCAGCTTTCTTATAATATGTATCATGTACTGTTTTCATAGCGCATCTAATCTTATCTTTACTATTTGGATTCTTTGACAAGCATTTGCTATTGAGCTCTTTTAAATGCGCCTTTGCCTCAATCAAAAACAAAGTCTGGTTATTATTACCAACAGCAATTCCGTCCCACTGCGGTTGCCTTGATGGCCAGAATGAAAATAACTTCTGTATTTCATCCTGCTTAAGGCCAAGCAAATCTCCCTGCTGTTTCATTTCATATTCGCGATAATTTTCTTTAGGAAGTGGAGAAAACCAAGAAACATCCTGTCCTAGTAATGCATTAATATCTTTTTCAAGTTCCGGATATTCTAAAACAGTTCCCATCCAAAACTTACTTCCTTTTTTACCTTTTCCTAATGAAGTATTACTCACTTATGCATTTTCCTCCTGAACAAATCCACTCCAATTATCAGCATATTGCAACAAGAGAGTTAAAGGTTCCTCTCTAGTTGCCACGCTTCTATTATCTTCCACATACTGTCCATCATGATAAACAATAGCCTGAGCCTCTTCCTCAGTCAGAGGAAACTTGGCTCCAATGAGGTATAGGCTTCTTACAGGAACACTCATGTACACTAGATTTTTATTAAATCTATATGGCGGCCAGGGCCTTTCTACATCTGTATTTTTAAAATACTGTGGTTTTCCAGGAACTCCCGCCTTTCCAAGATCATGCATAAGAGCGACCACTACGCAACTTTCATCTGCAATATCAGGAGCAAGAATACTCTTTATCTTCAGCAGATTCTCGGCCACATTTATACTATGCTCTAAAAGGCCATGTTCCGTGCATAAGTGATAATGTGTTGACGCAGGACAAGTCATATATGATGTTTCATTTTCAACAAAATCCATCAACTCTCCAAACTCTTTTCTCCTGACAACAACTTTTTCCTTAAGGGCCTTATATCTTTTCATTAGTTCGTCGATTCTATCTGCCATTCCCACACTCCTATTTTATTCTTCCAACATGTATTAATGTGCATAATTTTGTACATTTAATACTCTTTTAATTCTTTGATTATTCTTTACCCCTGACTAGCTTTTGGATATCACTATACACAAGCGTAGTTTTCTCAATTAAAGCATCGGCCATAGCATCAAGGATTTCTCTATTGTCTATCAAAAGTTTTTTCGTAGCCTGATACTGTTGCTCCATTATGAGCGCCATTGTTCTATTCCTGTTTTCACCAGAAAAGCTGGTAGTATCATCTTCAATCCAATTAGAAAAGCCATATGCGCAGTAATCATCAGCTATTTTTATTGCCCTATCAAATGCATTATGCAAATCATTATTAGCGCCAAGATCTGCTTCCCCATACACAATTTCTGTAGCAGCCTTTCCTGCAAGAGAAGTTTTTATAAGATTCTCATAATATTCAAGAGTATTGCATTCATCGTCTTCTCTGCAGTATCTAACAAATCCCAATGTATCGCTGGATGACATTCTTATGGACGCTATTCCTACACTTCCAGGTATTAATAGTTCTCCAACAACAGCGTGCCCGGCTTCATGATATGCTATTCTTCGAAGCGTATCTGCACTTGGTTTCTTGTCATATTCTGGTGATTCAAAAACAAGGTCAAGGCAAGCCGAAACAATATCTCCCATAGCTACTGCTTCTTTTCTGTTAAAAACTGCTTTCGATGCCGCCCTTGCAATAACATTCTCAAGAGTTGCGCATGTTTCTCCGTATAATAACTTTGATATAGACAAAGCGTCCAAGTCAGTTCCCATCCTGGTTTTACTAAGATAATGTTCTATTATCTTTTCAGATTCATTAGGCTTAGGCAGTCTAACATACAGGCATTTACCCAATCTTCCGGGCCTCAATAACGATTTAGGCAATTTACGTATTTTATTCGCAGTAGCTATAATAAATACGCTCTCATCCTTTACTTCATCTATACAAGATTGAATCGTAACGAACTCTTCTGGATCATTGTCATCAAAATCATTACCGCCTTTTTCAGCAAACTTATCAATATCATCCAAAAATACAATTGACGGTGCATTCTTCTTAGCTTCTTCAAAAGTCTTAACTATTTCATCAACAAACTTTCCGTCTGAAGCCTTCTTTCTACACACAAAGCACTTTCTGTCTGTTGCTTTTATCAAGCAATTTGCCATAGTTGTTTTACCAGTGCCAGGGTTACCTTCAAGAATAATTCCTTTTTCCAATGAGGCTCCCATATCTTCATACATTTGAGTATTGTTCATCATATCAATAATGATATTTAACTCTTTCTTGATATCCTCATAACCAATAACTCCATTAAAATAATCTGCCATATCTTCTCACTATCCTTTCTTAAACATAGGCAATAAACGCGTTTTCCTTCATTTGTTGGTCATAGGATAGCAAAAGCGATGTACAAATTAATGCACATCGCTTAACTTAGCAACTTAATGCCAATTATATGAATTATCGTTCTACTACTTTTCTTATAGCATCTATTCTTGGGGATACGATAATATCCGCAATCAATTTGGCACATTCAACATGAAAGTCCTTTATTATAGGCCACTGCTCTTTATCTGTATAATCAGCATCATCAAGATTTATATAAATACTACTTGATCTATGTTTTTCCTTTCTATACCAAACTAATTCCTTTTGTATGCTAGACTCTATTTGGGCCCTATCTTTATATATGAGATCAAAAATTTCCTTTGAAGAAGCGTAATCTCCTGTATCAATCCATAATCCCGCTTGCACTCTCGCAGGCTGGCGATTTATTTTTATATACAGATTTATACCATGTACTCCAAAATATCCATCAGCATTGCTTCGAGTGCTAGGATTTACATTTGAATATGGCCCGGTACCACCAAACGCTTCTTTAATATATGGAAGTGCATATGTCCAGTACGCCTTTCGCCATTCAAATCGAGTTGTTCCAATATCGATATTATCAATATTTTCACTGATAGATTCTTCCGTTATCTCTTCTGGTATATCTCTACCATCCTTAATAAATCCTATGTGTAACAGCTCATCCTTTTGTTCATCAGACTCAAACTTGAATTCCCAGCGATTCTCCATAAATTCTAGGAGCTTCATTCCTCTTGCATAAATCTTCTCAGCTGTCCACTCATCTTCTTTTGAGACCTCAATCTCACTATGAGATCCATTGCAATATCCTCTAGATTTCTTATCATCGAAGCTGTCGTTTTGAAGGCTAGAATTAATACTCTGTGATAAAGGTAACAGATTTCCTAAAGAAGATGCCAGATACCTCATCTCATGCTGGTTAAACTGTCTAAATTTATTACGCCAGTATAATTTAGTAGGTTTTTGTGGCAAGATATGCTCGACAGTTATCTTATCCTTTACAACATTGGTAAGGACAGCCCATTGCAGCTTCTGAATTTTGAATCTGTTATAAAGTGTATATTCGTACTCATACAGGAAATATCTGAGCTCACGCCAGCTATAAAAACCGTCATTGTTTTCAAATCTTTGATTCATCCTATTAACAAACGCATTAATAGCATTGGACATGTTCTCATCTGTAGTGTCGTTTATATCTTCTGTAATCTCAGATAAAGAAGAACGCCCATCGTATAATTCTTTTGTTTTCCTGTAATAGTCACTACTTTTATAGCTGGACTGATACATGCCCAACCTAAAGTTTATAAATATAAATCGTTCTACAGCCTTAAGAAATGCAATTCTCTCTTCAAGCGTAGACTCTGTACTGTCACTTAAAGCTACTGTTACAAGCGGTCTAAAATAGCTGATTCCCAAATTGTTCAGCCTTTCAACCCATAGTTTCTCTTCATCAGACATAGACTCCGATTCTGACGGAAAATAAGTATAATACCAATACTTCGACAGACCTTTTAAGCTATCCACATAATCTGATATTTCTTCTGGTCTTAAAAAGACTCCATCTTCGCTATTCTCTTCTGTATCAAATCCATCATCATTTTCAACTTCTTCATCCACATCTTCATAAGTTACAGGCAATGGATTGTCTATAGCCACAGAATCAGCTACTTTGTCATATATCGATTTATGTGAAAACTTCCTAAGTAAGAATTTAATATAGTCATCGCCTTTCTTACGTGAATATGAATAATAAATGATCCAATGCGCCCTAAGGAACTCATCGTCAGATAATGGTGCATTCTTATTTCTACCTAGCTGGTAATAAACCTCTTTCCAAGCATCATTAATTTTTTCCCTAAGTGCTATCTCACTGTTTTCATCCAAATTATCCTCATTATAGAGCGTTGTAAGATAAATAAGACGATTCTTCAAAAGTTCTAAATTGGTCAGCTTCTTTCCTCTGTTATTCATGGTCTCAAATGCCACAAAAACATCATAATCATCTTCTATCTCATGAATATTAAACATCATGTGAATCGTTAATTTCTTGTATAACTCAGCAATTCCTTCTGCGCCATTTATTGAATAATACTCAGCCAATTCTTTAGAAAAGAAATCCTTAGCATATTTCAGATTTTTCGTATAATATGTTTCTTTTACTGTCCCACCAAATTTTTCTCCAAATATTTTATAGCGAAGATACTCTGCACTAGGATTGTCATTCTCATAGCCAAAAATGTATGTTGTCGAAATATTATGCGGAGGCATAGGTTTACTAATATACTTTGCTCTTATTTCTTTAACCGATTCAACACCAATATATACGTCTGCTTCCGGAGTAGTTTTATTATCCGGCAAAGACATGGTATATTCCAAAATCTCATTAAGAAGAATCACAAAAGTAGTAAGTCTCTGCTGTCCATCAACGATATGGTATGCTTTATAGCCATTATTAAGAAGCCACTGATCCTTTTCATCTATCTTTTTGCATTCCTGCTTATTGAGCATTTTCATTGATAAAAGGCCGGTATAATGATTTCTATCAATTCTTAAATTAATGAGATCTTCCCAAAAGTCTCTCAACTGTACATCTTGCCATGCATAGCCTCTCTGATAATCAGGGATTCTAAATAATTTATTTTGGAATATCTGGGAAAGACTTTGTAACTCATTCATAAACAGCAAGCTCCTATAAAGTAAGTTTTCATTTTCCAAAACTTTTGAAATATCTATCGTACAAATATATGTTACATCATTTTATTAAAACTTGTCCCATCATTTATACCTTTCGATTCTGTACTCAGCGATTTCACCATTCACCTTATAATCTATTAAAAAAACTTTTACGTGCTTCATGATTTCTCTTAGGTAGTCTTCATTCTCAAGCGTCTGAAATACTCCCCACTGATAGCTTTCCTCTCCAGTATCATGATTATATTTAAACATGGCAATTCCCGGCTCATATTCTTCATCAACAGTATATGTAAGTATTTCAGAAAACATCCTGCTTAGAGTTTCTTTACTATAGTACGGTTTGACTTCTACAGCAAAGTGATCATCAAGAATCAAGTCCATTCCGCCCATTTTTTCCATTACATTTTTAGTAGGCTTTTCATAATCTGAAACCATTATTTCACCAACATTTTTCCACTTCAGTTTCAGTTTGCATTGCTCCATACATATTTTTGAGTCCTCATCAAAATAGTGCATGCACCTGCATATGCGTTTTTCAGTAATCGTATCAGTATTACATTGGCCACAAAACTCATGCTTATCAATATGTTCTTTTTCTTCTTCCCATTTATCACGTAACTTTGACTTTAAAACATCTCTGGAATTATCTGATTCAAAGGCCTCTTTGCATATTTCTGCTATTAGCCTCAAATTTTCCACTTCAGCCGTTTTATGGTTTATATCATCCTTATCTTTAAAACTAAACATAGATCTCCTATCAACTTCACTCACAACATCTGTCACAAATATATGTTACATCAAATCATTTGATCATCTCTTAAATAATGATAAAACTTTTATTTATTATCCAACAAAAAGTGTAGATGCTCATTTCACACCTACACTTTCGTATTAGGAAATACACATGATTTCAAATCTTCCTCACCACATCCTCCCCATACACCACATTCAGTCCACTTCCGTTATCCCAATCCACCATAATACTTCCGGTATCATCAACTCCAATAACTGTTCCTAAAGTTCCCAACGGAGGAGCCTGTAAATCATCCATCTTCACAAGCTCTACTCTGGTTCCAACTGGATATTCCCTGCGTAATGCCTCAACCACTTCTCTTCTTGGAAAAAACATAGCACCCACCTCCTTAGTTATATTCCTGGAGGCAGATGCTATATGCTACCATGACGGTCTGATCGTTTTCGTCTGGTTCGATGTCCCAGCCTCTGTCGTAGCTGACAACTGTCTGGCCGTCGATCTTGATCATGAGCTTGCTGATCCTACCGCCGTTGATGCCGAACTCGCTGCCCTCGTCATAGGCTTTCACCCAATAGTGGGCTATCTTTGTTTCCTTTCCCTTTGCTGATAAAGGTATTCCGATTGTTCCTTCGTGCCACATATGCATAACCTCCTTTGTTTTGGTATATACATATATCACTCTGAAAGCCAGTAATAGCAAGCATTATGTGCATTTCTATCTCAAAATAATCACACCGCTTCATAGCTAAACTCGGTACCGTCATAGAATCTGATCTTGAGGTTTCCGCTTTCATAGACAGTTATGGTATCCATGACCATAATCATGAGTCTTGGGTTAAACTCACCTATCGTCCCTTTCCTTGCCGCGTCCATGATCTGCCTTGTCTTGTGACGAAGAAGCTCATCTCCAACTTCAAGGTTCGTTTTCCACTTTTCCTCATGGTCTGCTCTATTCCCAGCTATGGCATTCCAGCTCATCATAAAGAGCTTCGTAATAGATTCATCAAAGATATATCTGTTACTGCATATCCTGCGACCTCTTACCTTATTGGTGGAACCGCATCTCCACTTGGTTATCTTTTTGCCTCTCCTGTCAGTGTAGATAACTCTGGAATAAATGTTTCCGCACTCACCGCAGATTATTTTGCTGCTAAAGGGATTTTTATTAGTCATCTGAGCATAGGAATTGGTGTGGTGGTCCTCGCAGTACTTCTCTCTTCTGGCTATCTCCTGCTGAACAGCATTCCATGTATCCGCATCGATTATGGGCTCATGGTCGTCCTTGATATAGAACTTTTGCAGCTCGCCATCATTCATGACTCTTTTCTTGGAAAGAAAATCCGCAGTGTAGCTCTTTTGCAGGATCACATCGCCCATGTACTTCTCGTTTCTAAGCATGCTGTCTATAGTTGATGGAAACCAGTTGCTCTTGCCTTCCCAGTTCTTTACCTTTTCTTCGGTAAAAGACCTAGCGATCTGATCCGCTGTATTGCCCCTAAGGAACTCGTCATAAATCCTTTTAACTATCTTGGCCTGCGGCTTATTGACCACAAGCTGTCCCTTGCTATTGTAGTCATAGCCAAGGAATCTCTTTGTAGAAGTCTTGTGCTTGCCCTGTTCAAAACGCCTTCTTATTCCCCATGCAGAGTTCTCCGAGATTGATCTCGACTCATCCTGCGCCAGTGAAGATAGGATAGTCAAAAGAACTTCTCCCTTAGCGTCCATAGTGTTGATGTTTTCTTTTTCAAAGATAACGCTGACGCCTAAGCCCTTTAGTTCCCTCACGTAGTTAAGGCAATCAAGCGTGTTTCTTGCAAATCTGGATATTGACTTGGTTATCACAATATCTATGAGCCCTGTCCTGCAGTCCGCTATCATGCGCTTGAACTCGTCTCTTTTCTTAGTGTTGGTACCTGAGATACCCTCATCAGCGTATATCCCCACAAGGTCGTACTCCGGGTTCCTATTTATCATTTCCGTGTAGTACTGGACCTGATTCTCATAGCTTGATAACTGTTCTTCTTGATCTGTTGATACGCGACAGTACGCTGCTACTCTCTTCTTGCAGAGTATCATCTCCCCTTCTTCCGTTATCATAGTCTGCTTTGCTGGTATAACAGTAATGCTTCGAGCCATCTATAACCACCTCCTCAACCACGGTTGGCTCCGCGAATACTTTTCCTTCAAGTTCTGTATCGAATATCTTTATCCCCTGACAGGCTTCTTTCCCCTTGTTAACATAGGTGGAGCAAAGCCATGCTATCTTGCCACCATAAACATGCCGCCGCTTTAGCGTTGCTCCGCAATATGGACACTTGAGCATTCCGCTGTTAGGATAGCGGCTCTGGTACTTATCAGAATCTTTTTCAATTCCCTTCATCTCCCTGTTGTAGGCAATCAGCTCCTGCACGTACTCCCAGTCCTCTTTTGAAATAATGGCCTCATGATCATCTGCCACATAGTACTGTGGGAGCTTTCCTTTATTCAGAACGGTGCTGCTCTTCCCCTCAGGTATATAGGTCTTTTGCAAAAGTATGTCACCTTTGTACTTCTCATTTGTAAGAATCCCCATGATGGTCTCTGCTGTCCAAAGAGAGCCAGTTACAGTAGGTACCTTATCCCTATTCAGGGCATTCTTTATGCGAAAGCATCCGTTCCCAGCTAGATACATATCAAAGATGCGCCTAACAACCATGGCTTCCTCTTCGTTAATAACAAGCTTTCCGTTTTCGTCTTTGTCATAGCCAAGGAACCTCTTTGTATTCACAACGCCCTCGCCATTTTCAAACTTCTTTCTGATGGTCCACTTGTAGTTTTCACCTATGCTCCTACTTTCTTCCTGTGCAAAAGATGCAAGGACTGTGAGCATCATCTCTCCCTCAGCAGATAAGGTATTTATGTTGTCATTATCAAAGTAAACAGCAACTCCAAGCTCTTTTAAGAGTCTTACATACTTAAGGAGCGTAACTGTATTTCTGGCAAACCTTGATGCAGACTTAGTTATGATAAGATCAATCTTGCCAGCCTCGGCATCACGGATCATTCGCTGGAACTCAGGACGCTTTTCTGTCTTTCCGGAAATTCCAAGGTCTGCATAAGCTCCTACAAACTCATAATCAGGATTCTCCTTTATCATACGAATGTAGGTCTCCACCTGATTTTCAAAGGACTTGGCCTGCATAATGTGATCCGTTGATACTCTGGCATATACACATACACGCAGCTTACCCTTCCTGACTTTACTTGGCTCTATTCTATGTACAATCAATCTTTATTCCTCCGATACTTCTGTAAATGAATCTCCTTCTGCTCCTGCGTCCTAAAAGCGCAGTTCCCGGAAAGGTTAGCAAGGAGCTTTTTGCGGCTGTCCTTAAATGCCTCTCCCTCAAAGCCAAGCCTTACAAGCCATACTCTGAAGTAGTACTTTTCATTTTCAGCATCTGCCTTTGCTGCCTTAACCCTCTTAGCTGTCTTAGCTTCTTTTCCTATTGCTGCAGCAAGGTCCGAGTAGGCTTTTATCCAGCTCGCATCCTCTGTGTATGGGAAGCCTGTGAAAGAGACTGCTTCCTTGTCAAAAGAAATCCCTATGGTCGTAAGCTTTCCTCCTGCCTTTTGCCAAAATAAAAGGAACTCACTGATGCTTGTCAGCGGTTCCTCTTTTAAGCCATTTAGAAATTCTGTAGATATCCTAAATCCTGCCTTTGTTCCCACAGCCTTGTTAATAAGATCCTCTTTGGACCATATTATCTGAAGTAGACGGATAAGGCTTTCTACCGAATGCCCTTCCATCGGCATGGATATTGAAAGGATGTCTCTATCTTCATCCCAGCTATTATCTATAAGTTTCTGTGCCGCAAGCTCTTTTAGCACATCCACATTCGCTACGATGTCATCGACCTCAAGGTTACCTTTCTTATTAACGGTAAGGCCTTCGATTGTGTAAGCAAATGTAGGTGGGCCCTGGTACTGCATCTTTTTCCCGGTTACAGTAGTGATTGCATTTACCAAATCTTTTCTGTTTTCAGTTAATGAAATAATAGTCATCTCTTGTGACCTCCTTTCCTTGTAGTTACATACATCACTCTACCCGGAAAGGAAGTCAACTATTACATCAAGAGATTCTGCGAAGCTGCATCTGGGCAGGTTCGCTTTCTGCTATCCTTTGCCTGATTGCAATTTCTTCAGCAGAAACAGTTTCATTTGGATCAGTCCAGAAGCGGTCCTGAATATAGCAATCGTGGCTACAATACTTGCGACCCTTCTTACCATATGAATAGAAGACACGCTTGCAATATGCGCATCTGCACTCATAGGTAGCAGCGTCGCCATGATTGGCCTCTTCCGGATGCTTCTTCCACCAGAGCCTACGGCATTCATCTGAGCAAAAGAGCTTTTTCCCTGAGTGGGGTTTACGCTCAAGCCTTTTGCCACAGTATTTACAGTTATCTGGAGTGTTCTTGTGTTCCTCAAATTTGATTTTTACCATGTCAGCAGTTCCATCAAGGCCATGAGTCTTACAAAAGTATCTGACGTTTTCCCTTGATGTTCCTACTACTATAGCTATTGATTTATATCCAAGCCCTTTGAGGCGGAGGCTTGTAATCTGTCTTCCCATTTCTTGTGTCATATTTAAGTTCCTCCATTAAAAATATGTGATCGTCCATATATTTTCCTCATGCCGCCAGGGGCAACCTGCCCCCAAAGCGGCTTATTTTCATCGTTTGTCGTTCTTTGTCTCTTTTTGTCTTTGATCTTCGTATCTTTGTCTCTGATTGTCTTTGAATTTAGGGTTAATACCCCGTTTGATTTCGCAATTTTTGCGCGTGAGGGTCCAGCCCGGTCTCCAGTAATATAGCCGTAGAGATTTGACCTCCCCCTCCCCTCCGGGAATAATCATACACAGATGTAGCCGCGACTTTTGTAATCAAAAGCTGGTGATTTTCTGCTGATACGATAGGTCCAGTTGAGAAGGTGCTCATCCACTGGTTTGTATCCTGCAAGCAGCATTGCGTGCTTGAACTGATTGTTGGTTGTGTAGATCTTGGTATCTCCCTCACAAATATGCTTGATACCATAGCTTGTATGACCTGAAAGCTTAGTCTTTCTTGGAATAATATTGTCTCTGATCCAATCAAGAACAGCTTCCTGATCCTCCTTTGGCAAATCTGTAAGAAGTGCCTCATCGTTGTGTGTCCAGGGAATACCTCCCCTGATTTCTGAAACATAAACCCATTTCATATTTTTAATCCTCCATAAGAAATACTTAGTGACACAAGTACAGTCAGTGTACAGTAATGGTGACATAACTTACCGCTGCAAACCCTTGTGTTTACTGATTTCTAGCATTTTAGTGACTGTAGTATCAGAGTTTTCAACTCTATTTATATACACAGTATTATTTTCTATTTCTTCTTATGTTTTTTATCTCCCTATGAGTTGTAAAGTCAGTCACTAAAGTACACTGCATTTGAGGAGATAGGCATAAATACTGTGTTTGCGGCTTGGTGACAGCACTTTTTTCTAGTCCAAACTCGGTCACCAGAACAGTCACCAATTTTGTGGCTGTCACCTGTTTAGGCTCCAAGAAGAGGTTCAACATCGGAAAAGTCCTCATACCCATAAGCCTTTTGGTAGTTGCTCTTGGCTTCATCTGATAAGGTATAGAGCTTAAAAAAGCTACCGCCCTTGCCCCTACGAACTATCATGCTCTGGTAGTCGCTGCCAACATGGACTGAAAGCTCATCACGGAATTCCTTCGCAGTCTTAGCAAATCCATGGTTGTTATCCCTGCACCACTCCTGATACACCTTGTAGACCTTTCCGGTAGTGCAGCCATCCTTGACCTTACCATCCGGCCTTTCAATCATGCAGTCGTTGAAGAATGCGATAACCGTGTTGTTCTCATCATGGTACTTCTTTCGGGCCTGCTTAACTGCCTCAGGTTCTCTAAAAACATAGCCATCTGCGATAACTCGCTTAAGAGCCATAACAGCTTTGTAGATGATTCCCTCGCGCTCCGCATAGAGCTTATCAAGAAGTCTCTTGTCCTGCTGCTCTAGTGGAACCACGTTCTTGCATTCCACCTGGATTATCCTGTTGTAAACCCAGTCGCCATCATCGCCGCCAAACCTTGGAAGCCTGTTCATGCAGAACCACAAAAGCCCGTTGTAAACAAACTCGAATCCGTTCTGTCCCTTGAACTCTGCAAAGAGGCTGTCTCCTCCGGTACACTTCTTGAAGGTCTTAAGCTCATCTACTGTCATGAAGCTCATGTCAGAGCTACCAGCAAGGCGCTTTCCGTAGATGTTGCCTGTACCGAATCTCGCCTCAATCTCCCCAAGATCAATGGCTACGTAGTTCCCTTTTCCAAGGAGCTGTTCTGTAAGAGACTTAAGTTGTGACTTTCCGGTATCTCCGGGGCCTACCATAAAAAGAGCTTTCTTCATGCGCCAGCCTTTGACGTTTGAAATGCATACCCCAATATACTCAAGAAGCAGTTCTTCTATATCCTTGTCCCCATCAGTAAGTGTTCCAATGAATGAATCAAACACAGGAGTAGGTACTTCTTTTCCCGTCCATTCACATGGAAGCTGAATGGTTGATAGAACTTCAGGGCTGTGTGGTAACAGCTCCATCTTGTTTACATCAAGGAGTCCGTTTTTGAAGTTGATAAGGTTCTCATCAGCGTTAATGCTATCGGAGTTTACAAAGTGCAGGTCTGTTATAAGCTGCTGGAATACTTCGTTGACATCCCTCATGTGGAGCAAGGCTTCATCGTATTCTGTAATGTAGCCTTTGATAACGCCCTTGATCATTTCATCCGCGTAAGGCTTATAGCATCCATCTTCATAGACATATCTCTGAACACCACCTCTGCCGCTATCTCTTACAGATAGAAGGTACTGATGCTCACGAAAGTGCTTTGCCAGAAGTGGACAGCTCACATGGCGTCTGCCCTTTTCATCTACAAATACAAAGCCCGGCTTATCTGATTTTCCGGTATAGTAATTACCCATGCAAAGAGCCACAGACTTTTCGATGGTCATATCTCTGTAGTCCTGCCTCTCCCACTTGTCACGGTAAAGAGCGCTGCTACGATAGAGCCTGTCGATGGTCTCCGCATCTCCCTGACTGTAGAAAGCAAGCATGTTGCAAAGTGCAAGGTCTGCTTCTGAATGTGAACCATAGTCGCTAACATCTCCGTTGTCATAGAGCTTAATGAACTTCTCAGAGTTCTTGGCTTTTCTGGCAAGGCAGATAAGATCAAGATCATCCAGTATTTCTTTCTGCTGGTCCGGCTGTACATCTGCTGCCTTAGTTTCATTAAAAGCTGTCACTTTTGTACCTGCTGTCACCTGAGTCTGAAAGTTATCTCTTTTCATATACTTTTCAAGGAACTTAAGAATGCCTTCGGTGCAATCCTTTATAGGAAGCTTCTTCTCAGCGTTACCCGTATAGGTCATGTAGCGGTTTGTCAGACCACCGATGTATACCTCAGCACCGATCTTTGAGTTCTTCATATAATACTGACCATCAAGCCTTCCATCCTTCTGAGGAATCTCATTAAGGCGTACCCTAGCTATGATGTGGCGTCCATCTCCGCTTGGAGAAACTTCAGTATATGTATCCACCAGTCTTTCAATCTCTCTGATGAAATCCTCTGAAGCATGATCAAGGTCGATTACTGCGTACCCCTCAGGGATTACAAACCCCATACCACTATAGCCATTTGCTCTGTAAGCATCGGCTGCTTCATCGAAGGATACCCACTGAGGTCTGTACTTCTTGTCAGCACCTATCTTTGCTCTGCTGCGCGCTCCGTATGGAACTTTTGTCTTCTTGCCTTTAACATGCTCATATCTCCACACGAGCCATATGGACATTGATTGTAAATTGACCATAATAGGTTTCCTCCTTTCTAAGGCCTGCTGCCTTTAGTTTTCTGCTCACAACCTGCCTCCTTAAGCTACGATCTTAAGTGTCTTGACTGCCTCAGGGACAATGAGCTTTCCATCAACTCTATGAGTGATTCTGTATCCCACCATACCCTTATCAGCATAGAGCTCGTTGAGGCGCTTGATCGATCTGTTGCCTCTATCTCCAATCCAGTAGTATGAGAAATCTCCGAATGCGATTGGACAGTTACCAGGAAGTATGCCAGGCATCTCGTTTGCTACATACACTGGTCTTCCAAGAAGCTTTCCTGGAGTTTTCTCAGTAAGGTCTGGTTCCCAGATAGGTCTGCCACCGTAGTTCTTGATTTTTCTAATCTGCTTCTCAGCATCATCGCTCATAACCCAGACGCCATTCTCTCGATAAGGTGATTTGAGGCCGCTGTATAGGTCTACGACTACGTCTGCGGTAAGTTCCTTTGTTTCAACTCCTACCTGAGCATCTACAAGTACTCCTCGAGGCTTGCTATTACCATCTCCCATAAGAAACGCTGTCTCTTCGAGAGAGCCTATTGATTCGCCTACAGATTTTATAATGTAGTTTTCGATGTCAAAGCCCGAATCCTCAACAAGCTCATCTGTCACCCTGATAAGGCATCCATTCTTGTGAGCGTCGATAACAACGTTGTAGAAACTCATGTCTGTGAATGTGAAGTTCTCGCCTTCATCTACCCAGATGCCCTGAGGCTTATCATCGCCGCATACAAGGTTCAGTGCTTTCTCTGTTGTAATTACATTTGCAATCTTACGAATTACGTTGTGCTCTTTCAAAGCTTCCACAATCTTGTCTTCCATCTCATCAGGAACGAGGAAGCCTCCCTCCTTGTCTTTACCTACCTTCAAAGAGTCAGTTATTTCTGCATCCTGAAGATATCCCTTGTAGTCCCTTCTATAATCGTTAGCCTTACGGATCATCTCCCTCTGAAGCTGTTCCCCGTTGATCTCTTTTTCGAGAGCTTCATATCTCTCCCTCATGGTTACTAAATTTTTCATAGTGCACATCCTCCTTTGTGTTACGCTGACTGTTTTCCATCAGCAATCTTGTCTACGTGTTTCATGATCCTGCGCTTTAAGCCTGGTTCAAGTTCATGTCTCATCATTCGGCTAAGCTGTGAATCTGTGATGCCAAGCGCTTCTGCCACCTGCCAAAGCTTGACTTTCTTTGCCTTAGCGTAGGACTTGATGTCGTCATTCATGTTTTTGCCCTCCTTTCAAAATTTTTGTTGTTGTAATTACATTTACAATATATAATGTTGTTGTAATTACATTTACAATATAACAAAGCACATATATTAGTTCAATGCATTTTAGGCGTGTTTGATACGATTCATAGCGCGCTTACAAAACACAGGTAATAACGCCAAATTGTATGTTGCATTTACAATTTAGAAAGGGATAAATCATGAGCGAAAACAGCAAGAAAGACTGGTATAACAAGAAGGTTACGGCAGAACGCCTATATGAACTTAAGACAGATTATGAAGAAGAAATAGGCCATAGAATGAGTGGCCTACAGCTTGTAAAGCAGATAAAAGAAAAAACCGGGATTGATATCGGTGGAAACACCTATAACAAACATGAGAGCCCTTCAAACAAGACAAATATGAGCATTGAACTACTTTATGCTCTGTCCAAGTTTTATGGTGTTTCCTATGATTATATTTTGGGATTCAGCGATACCAAGTATCCTGAAAGAGAAGATATTACTGAAAAATATGGCCTCACAGACAGATCCCTTACCAACCTTGAAAACATAAAGCGGATCAGAAACATGCAGGAAAAAGATGATCCAGGTGTACCTACCGATCTTGATGTAATCAATGCTCTGTTCGAGTCCACAGAATTCCAGAGCCTAGTCGATCTTATCCGCGTCTCAAGAGCTTCAAGAGACCGCGCTGCTGGGACCAACTATTATGATTCCAGAAATGCCCGTGGAAATTTCATTGATTCTCTTAGTAAGAAACAGGCAGAAACCGCAAAAGAAGGTGCCCTCTCTGTGCTCGCTGCATACGACACCAAAGAATATATTGATTATAAGATACAACGCACTATCAGTAATCTTGTAAATGAAATTCTTGATAACCTATAAAAATGTGAAAGGCAGGGGATTTGCTCCTCTGCCTATGATTATTTACGGATAAGCTTTACTCTATATCATGTGAAGTCAACCCCATTGTAGAAAGTTCCATTTGATGCATTGATATTTTAAGCCCGTTCTTCTCTATAATATTCTTTATTGTTTTGATTGTTTCCGGATAAGCATCGCATCCAAAATAGATTTCACTCATCCTCCAATTAACGTAGTGTTTTTCCATATCATTAACATATTGGATTATTCTCCACTCTTTTTCAAACTTCCACGATTCATCTTTAACAATAGAGTTAAAAACCGCACCGCACTTCTTCTGCTTATCGGTAGGAAAGAACTTAAAATTACTCTCCTTTTTTCTTTTTGATGGATAAATAACCGGAAGAAAAATGTCTTCATTATTGAAATCTTTAATTGAATATTTTATACATATTCCCTGGTGTCCCTGCGCATAATAATACCACATAGGTATATTTTTATAATCTTGCGTCAAACACGCTATTCTAAGGTGGTCGCAGAATTCCTTATTGGTTTCAGCGATCTTCTTTTTTGTTTCTTCACGTCTTGGATCAAATATACCTTCTTCATCTGGATTAGAAATTCCCCCAAAAGGTGTATATACGTATTTACTATCCAACTTATCGTCTAGATTTTTAATAGGAGAAAGGAATATATGCTGATTGATAATCTCTGATAATGTATACTGATTGAATGGTCTATATCTGTAGAAGCTTGCAGGCATTATTCCTATAACTTCTTCAGACCTAAGTTTATCAATGTACTCGCCAAGTCGCGCATCCTCCATATGGCTGCCTAAAATATGACGAACCGTTCTTTTATATTCTTTATAGTTTTCTTCATTCATTGTGCCAAAATCCTCTGCTGTCTCAAATTATAAAATTCTGTAGATTCACGATTCTAAATCAGGAAGCCATAGCCGCTTGAACGCACTTTTCAACTTCAGCATTAAATTCTTTAATCTTATCAGCACTTCCAAGCTTTATAAGAAGCTGCATAATATCATTCGCAATGATCTTATCGTTTAGTACCATAAGTCTATGCATGTTAGATATATCGATTACTTCAATGCTTGTTTTATCTCTTTCAAGGAAGTAATAATCTTCTATACACTGTCTGAACTCATTAGATAAAAGTTCATCGTAAAGCTGATACATAAACTCATAATTGGCGGGTTTCTGGTTATTCTTTAAGAAGTATGCTTTTGTATACTCATTAAATAATAATGAATAGGCCGGTAAAAGAGTATAAATAATTTCCAAGCCCAATCCGGTATCAACTACCTTCTTCAAAACATTATCTTCCATTTTTGATATATATGAACTTAAATCGGTAAGCATTTTTTCATACTCTTTAAATGGAACATCTTCTCCATTGCTAATTCTCTTAGCAGTGAATCCAAACTGCATGAATAATTCTCTGTGCTCCGCCTTCAAATCATTAATATCTTTGTTAATCACCACATCCAATTTGCCATTAAGCTCTTTTGATAAGTCATTCAACTTATTCGAGATTATAACGAATCCAGCAATATCAACTGCCAGATTTGCCACAGCAAGTCCTGTGTTCAGATATGTTATTCCTTTAATAGCTTTATTACTTTTAAAAATCTGGTCAACATTATTAACTAATTTTTTCTGGGTGTCAGAAAGTGCAGATAAACTATTAGCATTCTTTGTCAAAGCATCTGCAATACCAGATAAAGCTTTTCTATTTCGTTCTGCATTTTTCTCTAAAGTAGCCGCAAGTTTTTCTACGCTTGTCTTTTGTGATGTAACTGTATTGATTATCTTGCATTTTTCATAAGCCTTAAACTTTGCATTTGCATAGCGAACTACCACCTCAGCCTGTTTTCCATTAAAGAATTCATTGGCTATATCCTTTGTCATTTCTAATGTTACTTGTACTAATTTTTCCATATAACTTATAGCAGTCCTCTAGCCTGCAGCCCCTTTGCCAAAATAATAGTTGAGAAAATCAAAAAGAAACGCTTTCTTTCCTCCGTCATTGTTTGCCTTGCCAACTTTAGTCTTACCCCAGTATTGCTCTTAACACCGCCATATAAAGCATTCAAAAGGTTGATATCATCTACAGATTCTGTAAATGTTGCATCCTCAATTTTGTCTTTACTTAGCTTTCCGTCATTGTAATATAGTTTGAACAAAGATAGAAAAATCATAGTTGCATCCATTACTGGATCAAGTTCTGATGCCTCACCATTATATTCACTCAGTAGGCTTATAGCTTTGTTCTTATACTTCTCAGCCCTCTCGCCTTCTACGCAAATACAATAATCTTCTATGTTTTGTTCAAGTAATACAGCGTAGTATCCAAGACTTCCATTATTCTTGGAAAGGTCACCACATTTTTCTATAGCACCAAGAATCTGTTCACAAAAGTCGACTGATCGAAAATCCTTTTTCTCCATAAACTTATATCCGAACATATCGAATAAAGTGTCCCTACAGTATTCAAAAGCCTTAGCATCCAAATCTGAAACCAGACTCTTCACTGTGGTTATTTCATCAATTTTCTTTTCTTGCTTTTTAGCCATTCTTTTTCCCTTGCTTTTTATAGGATTTTCACTCTTCCAAATTACCCGTTTTCGTTCAGTCTGCTTATTTTCTCTTCTATTGCCTGCCGAACAAACTCGGATGCGGAGATATTCAATGCCTTTGCTGCTTGATTTATCCTATCCTTAGTTCCTTTCTCCATAATAAAGTTCAGTCTGTCTATATTCTCTTTTATATATTTATTATCATATTCTTGCTTGTTGAACTTCTTCTCAGCCAT